ACATGTTAAGTTTAAACAAGTAGGTACAGATACTAATGGGTATCCTATTAATGAACATATAAATGGAGAGCCTGTTTTAGAAGAAGTAAAAATATATGAACTACCATATTTAAAAGATGAAGTTAATTCTTTAGTTATGTGGTTAAAAGATAACATAAAAAAATAAAACAATATGGCTAAGATAGCTTACATGAAAACAGACTTTAAGACATTGACAAGATGTGCTTTAGTTGTAAATACAGATAGTGCGGGTAAACCAACAGACTATTCATTTAATAAGGAAACAGATTTATACATAGATGTAAATGAAATACTTGCAGTAAGTGAAGTATTTGATCCATTTAAAAATAAATATATAGATGTATGTGAGGTAGTTTTAAGATCTGGATTATCAGCATCAGGAAATAGTGCGGGTATATTTGTAACTGATAGCTATAACACTATAAAAGGATATATGGATAGAGACTGTAATGATTTATGTTCTGACTAATGATAGTAAAATTATTTGACATACAAAACAGTAAGGTAGTAGTAACAGAACACTGTTACACACTACCATTTTTAAAAGGAATTATGGATCATTATCCTGATACACATATGCAAGTATATCAATATTTATTTTATATGTCTTGTCCAAATCCTGATTTAAATCCTTTTTTTAATTTGCCTGAACATGAGAAAGAAGATATAATTATAGAAGAAATAAAATTAGAGGAATCACCTGAAGATCCTAAAATAAGATATGGTCTTAATATGTGTAAAACAATGTATGAAACACCTACCTTTAGGGCTTATGTAGGAATTAAAGCTATGTTAGATAGATTAGCTAAATATATGGAGGTAACCCCTATAGAACATGGTAGAGATGGCAATATGAACTCTATGATAAATGCTGCTGCCAAGTTTGAACAAATTAGACAGTCTTACAAAGGAGCTTATACAGATATGAGAAATGAACAAGAGAGTGCAGTGCGTGGTGGTGCTGGATTAGCATATGATCAATTATAAATAAAACAATAAATATGAAAAATCAAATTGTAGTACCAGTAGGTATGAAACTATTAATAAAAGAAATTAAACCAGAAACTAAAACTAAATCTGGTTTGTATTTACCTGAACAATTTTCTAAACAAACATTTCAGGGAACAGTTGTAGGGAGAGGTGATGAGGTGACATCAATAGAAATTGGTGATACAGTTCAATATGCAGATCATGCAATGCCTACACCAATGAAACATTATGGTGTAGAACATTTATTATTACAATTAGGGGATGTATATGCTATTATAAGATATGAGTAGGATTATACCTACATATCAAGATGGTGAATGGAGTACTACTGAATTTAAAAGTGATGATGAATTTAGAGAATATTTAGAACTTATATTTAAAGAACCTGGAAAATATAATTTTACTAAATTAGCTTTAAAATTTAATGAGCAAGCTAGAATTTTTAACTTAGAAGGATATTATTGTAATGCGCCTTTTAGATCTAAAGACTTTACAGCATATTGGGAGGATCAAAAGAATAAATGCAGAACAGGAGTACTATATAAAGAAGGTAATAAAGCTTGGTATCTGACAAGAGATTATTATATGTGGCTTAACTTCTTACCTATATTTGATAAAGAAGAAAAACGTTATGGTTTTGCAAAAGTAAGAGATGCTCAATATCATATGGCATTATATGAAATTATTGCTGAGTTAAATAATCAGCATGTTGCTATACTTAAAAAAAGACAGATAGCCTCTTCATATTTTCATATGGGTAAAATTATTAATCAATATTGGTTTGAAGAAGGATCAATTTGTAAGATAGGTGCATCACTTAAAGATTATATAAATGATAAAGGTTCCTGGAAGTTCTTAGAAGAATATAAAACATTTCTTAATGAACATACTGCATGGTATAGACCAAGTAATCCTGAGAAAGTATTATTATGGCAACAACAAATTGAAGTTAAAATAAATAGCAGAAAAACATCTAGAGGATTAAAATCTAAAATACAAGGAGCATCATTTGAAAAAAATGCAACCACAGGTGTAGGTGGACCTTGTACATATTTCTTTCATGAAGAAGCAGGGATTGCCAAAAACATGATGCAGACATATGAGTACTTACGTC